TCACTTCTCCCTGAACATCGGCTTATCCAGAACCACCTGATACTCTTCCATCACCAGGGAGGCGTTGCCCTGCTCATCGAACTTTCGGTATCCCATGAATGCGTTTAAGGTTCGCTGATTCCTTATGCTCTTCAGTTTGACACCGAACCTTGTGGTGTACTCTGCCTTATCACCGATCAGGTCCATCTTCGTAAAGTACCGCTCTGCAAAGGCTCTGTCAAAGGTTAAGATGTCCGGGGTTTTCTGGATCTTGTCATCCGTTACATTGATCCTGCCATGCTTGACCATGGAGTAGGCTCCGGGGATGATGTACCCTTCAACGGTCCGCATCAATGTTCCCTGCGCGTTGACTCCGTTGACCATGAGTGGTCTTCCGGTCTTTGTGATAGTCGGTAACTCCGAGAGCGCCTTCAGGAAGTTTTGATACTCTTCCATCATCTTTTCCAGCTCTTTCTGCGGGGCCTTATTCAGTTTCGCTTCATCGTACTTCTCATTGAAGTCCATCGCAATGTCGGATCCGTCTCCATAGGTCTCGTAATCTTCCTTGCAGGCGTAGAGCATTTCCATGAAGCTCTGCTCCAGTGCAAACTCATACCATTTTTCTTCGTTGCTGTGTCTTCTTATAAATTCTCGCCGGAAGCAGTAATGCCCTTCTCCCCGCTCGTCTTCATAGTTCTGTACTGACCGTTCATTACGAGATTTGTAATAGTCTTTATTGTGTAAAAGATTCAACAGCTTAAACGGTGGTTTTGCCCGGTTCTTTTTAAAGTTCTCAAGTTTTGCCGCTTCTCTGTCTTTTGTGATCTGGTTACATTCTTCCCAGAGCTCCCGGGAGACCAGCGGCACATGATGATCCTTGATGTAGTAGGATTTCGCTTCTCCTTCATTCTTCTTGCAGATCTTGTTCTTCCGGTCAACGGTGATCGTCTTTTGCATCTGGACATCGCCCTTGTACTTCTCGTTCTTCATCAGCTGGATCACGGTAGACGGATACCAAATCTTCCCACCCGGTGCCGGAACGCCTCTATCCATCAGGTCTTTTGCGATGTCCCTGGATGCCCAGCCCTCCCGGTATTTCTCATAGATAAAGCGAATGGCTTCCCCCTGCTTTGGATCAATCTCCCAGCTCCCATCTTCGCCTTTCCGGTATCCGTAGATTCGGTTCGGGTTGACCAGCGGATCTCCGGCAGCAAACTTTCTCCGGATCGTCCAGGTGATGTTCTCGCCTGTAGAGTCGCTCTCGCTCTGAGCAATACCCGTCATGATTGTGAGCAGAAACTCAACCCCCTTCTGCATGGTGTCCAGATTTTCCTTCTGGAAGTAGACCCCGACCGGCGGATCCTGATGCAGAAGTTCATTCACAATGGTTAATCCATCTACCGTGTTTCTGGTAAAGCGGGAGATGGACTTTGTGATGATGTAGTCGAACATTCCCGCCTTTGCGTCCGCGATCATCTGCTTGAAGCCGTCTCTTCCCTTGGTGCTCATGCCGGAGATACCATCATCTGCATAAATCCCCGCAAAGATCCAGTCTCTCTGATCTGCAATATACTGCTTATAGTAGGCCACCTGGTTCTGATAGGAGTTTTCCTGATCTTGTTCGTCTGTGGAAACCCTACAGTAGGCAGCTACGCGGACACCTCTGGATCGCTCCAGGGTATCGGCAGTCTGGAAGAATTTCTTGGTTGCCGGTAATACAGTTATCTCACCCATCACATAGCCTCCTCTCTTCTACGCTGTCTTTCAGTCCTTAATGCTTCCCGGTTTTTTCTCGTCCTCTCGAGGATCTTTGGCATGGCGTCCTCTTTCCAGGCATCATACTTCTCCTTCGTAGGAAAGCCGGTGTATCCGGTAAGATTACGATACAGTTGTTTTCGATCCTCTTTATACTCCGGTCCTGTCATCCCAAGACGCACCAGCCAGCTCCGGAAGATGAACTTGTCGCTTCCATTTCGGTTTTCAAAACTGCTTGCCGATTTTTGGTTAATTGCTGCTGCGTTAATAAAAGCGGTTAGAGTTTGGCAGGCATGAAGATCAACGTCTCCGTATCCGGTGTAGATCAGCAGGTCTCCTTTTACCGTAAGCCCCTGTATCACTTGTCCGTGCTCTTCCTCATAGGTTTCCACAGCCTTGATGAAATTCCGGACTCCATATACCGCCTCATCCTGCATGTTGATCCATGCAATGAAATCATCGTCGATGGAAAAGTGTCCAAGCGTAGCTCGGTTCATGACGGTCTGGTGTGCGCGGATCAGGTGGATTAGCCTTAGCAGGCTGTTTCCGGTGTGCTGGTTGAGCGGCACAGCGATCCCTATTGTAGTTTTTTCCGGCTCTTTTACTGCCTCCTGCAGAATGCGTTCCTTCTGTTGTTTCTTAACATTTACCGGGGGCAGGATCACTTCTTCCTCAGGTTCCTCACCTGTGTGGATCATCCTCTCCCTCGCAAGAGTTGGAACCACATTATACGCATCCTCTTCAAAGGATAAAATCATGTTGCTGTCCACCGTGTAGTTCCCGACCTGGTAGGCCATACTCGGAATTCCGAGATACTTTGATTTTTGTCCGGTAAGATCCATCAGCCGTTTGATGATTTTTTTCTTATCGGTAATGATTGTGTATTCCATGTTTGCACGTCTCCTTTCTGGTCTATTCATCACTCTAAAGCCTGTTTATAGCAACGAATAAACCCCGCAGAAACCACCAAACCTGACCCTTCACAAAAGGGCAGAAATTGGTAGATCTACGGGGTAATGCAGGTGCTATATCTTCGGTTATTTCACCCGGATCTTCCATCCCACACGGATCAGGTTCACATTTTTGATCAGGGATGCGTTCAGCTTCTGGATGGCGGATACGCTGGTTCCATACCTTCTGGCAATTCCGGAGAGGGTGTCTCCTCGCTGCACGGTGTAGTAAACCGCCTGCGGCTTAGCCTTTTCGTGAAGCAGTTCGTTCACCTTCGCCTGCACAGCGGAGGCATCATAGCCAGCGGACGAGAGACGGTTCCTTCGATCCGCACCATTTCCCCACTTTCCTGCCAACACTTCACGTGCAAGCTCGTCTACGGACTTCGTCGCGGTATTCTCCTTGTAGCGAAGCACATGGTTCCAAGGGAAGTTCCGATACGAACGGATCAGAAACTCACGTCCGGTCTGGTCACCGGGAGCGCCACCAACTGCGGTTCCCTTCTCATTGATGGATGCCTCGACCTCTCTTCCATTTCCGCAGTACATCGCGGTGTGGTGCGCGGTGTTTAAAAGGACATCGCCGCGTCTAAGGCCTGCTCCGGTTGCAAGGTTCACCGTGCCGGTTACGTCCTCAAAGCCACAGGACAAGAAGACGGAAAGCATGTTGCCGGTATAGGTAGCACCCCTTGTCTTCACAGGAACACCGGCTGCCTGCCATGCCGAGATCACTGCCGAGGAGCAGTCAAAGTCTCCTCTCTCACCCCAGCGATACCTCTGGTCGTAGCCGTATGCGTTATTGTTTGCATGATTTTCCATCCACTGGATGGCAGATTCTGTTTTACTCATGATTTTCTCCTCCTCAAACTTCTATTTCCTGCAAATCAAAAAGCCCTCCGGGTTTTGAAGCCCGAAGAGCCAAACGTAACATTGCTCCCTTAACGGAAGGAGCTTCCGAGATACGAGGATCACCTCCTCTCACGCATCTGTCTTGGTGAGCTGCTTGTAGATCTGGTTTACACCTGTCGCTGCAAGACCGGACACAATGCCGACTGCAAGGGCATTGATGACATCCTTTGCCGGGAAGTCCGGCATGAGATACAGCCCCGCAATGCCGAGCACCGCACCGACGCATCCGCAGATCACCGGGATCAGCTCATCCTTCACAGATCCAGATGCCTTGCAGCCAATGCCGACAAGATACGCAATCACTGTGATTGCCGCCACACTTGCAATTCCAAAGTCCATAAGTCATTCCTCCTTCTTTTTATTTCTGTCTGCCGAAAGCGGCAGTTCCAGACACTTCTTGTACAGGGACTCTCCGGTGCCATTTCCACCGAGTGCCTTGTACGGCTTGTACAGGTACTCAAGGTTGCTCCGATCATCCGGGGAACACCATCCCCGGGCAATAAAAAAGCTGCAGGCCTGATAAATACGGTCGTGCAGCAGTGCCATCATTCCTTCTTTGATTTCGTCGTTCTCCTGTTTTCGCCGGAGAAGCGTCCGCCAGAGCCACGTGAGGACGGCGAGGATCAGGGCAAAGAGCTCCTGGATCCAGTATTTCAAGATAAAATCGATCAATGGAATCACCTCCCTTCTTTAATCTTCCACATACACCATGAGGTACTTGTACTTGAGCGTTGCCTGGTTATAAGCCATCAGAGTTGTCTCATCGTTAGCAACACCATCGGCAAACTTGAAATGCCCGATCTGATCCGCATCTGGATAGCTTCTTGTTCCGTTATCTTCGCTATCTATGATGCACTTTCCTGTTGTGGCATAGAATCGGAATCCGTTATAGGTATCCATGTCCGTTGACAGGGTTCCGTCCGAAAGCTGTACCTCCACGACTTTCAGGCGGATATCCGGATCACTCTTCGTGATTGAGGATCTCTTCAAATGCACAGCGCTGTTTGCGGGATAGGTGATGAAGCCCCTCCCGTCATCCACATCCAGTGCAAGCTTTGTCACCGCAGTGACGTTCTTGATGTGATCGAAGGAGGGCTTGCCTACTTCCGTGACCTCACCGGAGGATCCTCCAGATCCGGATACCGGAAGAGTCAGCACCTGTTTGGTTCCTTCCGAGGAGCGGATCGTGAGCTTGCTGTCACTTAGTTCAAAGGTGTAGGTCGTATCCGTAAAGACGGCTCCTTCCGGGACATCCGATTTTACAGTATGCCCGCCAAGAGCTTCTGTATTTTTCTTGATGGCATCGGTGTTTTCCTTCACGGCGGCTTTGATTTCCGTATCGTCATAGGCGGTGTCCGTAAAGGCCGCATTCTCAGGTACGTCACAGGCCACCGTGTGTCCGTTCACCTTTGCGGCATTGTCCACAACTCCGTCTCCATCGGCATCGAACTCCGCTACTTGTCTCACCTCATCGATCAGCTGGTTCACTGCCTCGCAGAGCCGCTTGATCACCTTGTGCGCTCCACCATACTGAATCTTCTTAATCGACATTGAAGTACGCCTCCTCCCGCTTCTGTGCACCGGTGTTCCGCGAGGCATACCGCTCGAGATCAGTGAGGATCTGGTCCGTAGTATTGAGGCGGTCCACCAGTTTGTAACTGTCGATATACGGATCAAAGTAAGAAAGATTCTCCGGCTCGATAAACGAAGTGTCCTGCATATCATGAACGCACTTCCGGCACAGCCTCGTGGCTGCCCTCTCTTCTTCCCGGCTTGTGGCAAACCAGTGTGCATCATGCCATTTGCAGTTCCAGTAGCAGTCCGTGTTCGGAATCAGAATATAGCGGTACTTCTTTGGCAGACCCTTCACGACATCCAGGTGGCGGGAGAACCAGTAGAACAGCACGATGTGGTCGTACATGGAGAGATCCCGGCTCTGGATGTCTTCCGCTGTAAGAGCGCTTGTGATCGAAAGTGTGACCGAGATCTCCGGATGTCTGCTCTTTGCAGCAATTGCCAGCGCATCCTCGCTGATCGTGAAGATCCGAATGCCAAGGTTGTAATACTTCTCCAGAGCGTCCAGTGTCGCATCTCTTTGCATCAGCACGCAGAGTGGAAGCCCCAACTGCTGCAGGCATTTCAGGCGAAGGACATACTCCTCATAGGTTTTTGGATACTCCTCTCTGGTCTCGATGTCCTGTCGTGTGCTCACGGCATCCTCCTTCCATGCTGGAAGGTAAATGCAGCGAATGTACGAAAAAAGCTCCCGTTTTCGCGAGAGCTTTGGAATAAAGTCGTAGGAAAAGTTGTAAGGGAGTTCATACTGCTTCTTCATGCGTCCTCCTTGTCTGTCAGCGTATACGTGATCTTCATGGTCTGCGAGGCGTTCTTTGTGATTGGAGACGACAGGTTGTTGATCGTGCCAAGATAGGCGCATCGGAGTGCGGTGCGGATCCGGTCGTTGTCGTAATACCCATCGTAGTGATAGGTGGCAAGGAGCTTCCCATCAGAATGAAGAATCGGTGGAATCTCGATTGCAGCTCCGTCAACCGTCTCCTCGGAGTGAGACGCATCCGGATAAAGAAAGCCGGTCTTGTAGTAGCTGTTCCCGTCCTTCTGGTACCGATACTGGTACTGAATGCCTCCGTTATAGAGCATCGGCGCCATTCTATCGAAGGTTCCGCTGTTATCAAAGGTAAAGGTCTTGATGTCCACCGGATTGGACAGGTTCACGATGTAGATACTGTGCTCGTCATAAGATTTGGCATAGAGATATCCCTTGTTGACCACAATCGAATAGTCACTTCGTGAAGCCAGATGCACTCCGGCTAATGTGATCACTTCCTCCGGCTGTTTCTCAAAGGAAAGATCGGACATCTTGTACTTCGTTATATAGAGCTTCGCATCGTCCTTCTCGTTCCCCTCATCGTAATAATAGTTGTAGTAGGTGTTCCCATAAGAAGTGTAGCTGCTGGTCCGGTTGTTCTGCGTGATGAGGTAAAGGTAGCCGTCCGTGCCAGGCATCCAGTATCTCGACGGGCCGATATTGCTAAAGTTCTGGTAATCCGGAAGCTTAAGCGTCGTCACCGTTTCATACGGGAGAGTAAAGGAACCATAGGTCTGGTCTGCGACCTTCACCGCATAGGGATCAAATCTTCCGCGCTGAACCGTGACGCCATCCGAATTCAGCCAGTACACGAACTCATCCTGAACGAGGAAGGGTCTCCCGTTATGCTCTTTGTTCTCGATGGTGTCCATGTCACAGTAGAAATCCCCGCAGAACTGTCTCTGGAAGGGATTTACTCCGGCATAGGCACTCGTCAGAGCAACCGACTGGATGGTTCCGTTTGCCTGTGCAGTGCCAAAGTCCCAGACAGAAACATAGCCGGTATCCGTTTTATGTGTCTCGATCGCATTCAGGGATCCCCGCATCGCATCATCCGTGTTGGTATCCCGGGAAGCGTAGCCCACAAGCTTTGCCTCCGTCGGGAAGTTCGTATTGTTCACGTCCTCGGTGAGTTTTCCATCAAAAAGCAGGATGCCGCCAAGCGCATTCTTCGCGATAGGAAAGACATTGTTGTTCATTGATCTTCCGATCATGGTCTGGAAAGCAATCAGCTCCTGCACCGCATTGGTGACAAGGTTGTCCTTCTCATATTGAAATTCGCGCTCCCCGGTCTTGGCATTAAAGAGCTCGATTGTGGTATGTCCTTTGATCATTCTTCCACCTCTTTCGTAAAGATCTGGATGTCCGTAAGTGTTCCTTTCTCGTGGATGATTGCCTTCAGCTGAATGGAGCCGGTGAGCTTCTCTTCCCACTGCTTTTTGGTGATCTCCTTCATCGCCGGAGCAAACATTCCATAGGACTCCTTTGTGGTATCCGGATGGATCCAGCCATTGGCGTATTCCCACCAGGTACTGCCGTGGTCAAAGGAGGCAAGGAAGTTCACATTATTGCTGTCACAGTTCGAAGTAATGGAAAGGATCTGATCCGCAGTACAGTCAGATGTCACAAGCTCTGCCAGAGTAATGCCATCCTTCAGCTTCCATGCGCCATCCTTCACCTCGATCGCATCGTTGCTGTAGGTGATGGTATCGAGATGCTCCGTATCAAACCGGTGCAGGAACTTCACCGCGCCGATGTTAGCCGCGATCGGCTGCAGCACACTGGATAACTGCATGGATGGAACGATATCGGAATAGCCTGTGGTTTCAGGCGAGAGCAGGCCAACGGTTACGGAAGCCTCAAAACTGCGATACACCGGAAACAGGTTCATCTCCGGAACCGTATCGTAAACGGAAATGGTGCCATCCCACGCACCGCTTCCTGCGAGTCCCTGTCCTGCCATGTAAGCTCTTGCATCCCCACGTGCGATGTGACAGCTTCCTCCTGAAGCGGAGAGCCACACCTCAAAGTTTCCGGTAAGGTTTGCCGTGCTGTTCCAGGTGAAGAGAAGATGCAGAAGGTGCGTCCCATCCGGCAGCATTTCCACCGGGACATAATCCTTGACCTCCTCCCCGTTCAGGTAGTACGTAACGACCATCACCGCATCGGTATCCGATATTATTTCTTCCGCTTCTGTCTCTGTCGTGTCGAGCGTCAGCTTGATCTCCGCGTGGAAGTCGATGTGGGTATCCTTCACCGTGACATAGCGGATATCAATAATCTTGGCTTTTGCTGTATCCGCGATGTCGTAATCAGCGGCGTTCTGGTAATCGTAGTAGCGAATATAGTCCTGATTCTCATTGGAGGACAGGATGCCCTGCAGGTTCTTGTCCGTCTTAGACTTTGCCGATGCCAGAGCCGGATCCTGCCCCACGCCCTGCATCGTGAAGGACTTGTTGTACTGGAACGTGAACTTTGTCATGCAGAAGAGCTTGTCCTTATCGGCAAGCCCATCGGTAAAGCGGAACACGTCCATGAGATCATAGGCGGGATTCCCGATCAGCTCCGCCTTAAACGGCACGTAGTCAACCTTCGAAAGTGCGGTGAGGATTGCCCTTCTCTGTGCGTCCTTTTTCTCCTCCACACCATACTGGAGGAAGGGATCCGAGCCGATGTTGTAGGTAAGGCCGTCATCCGTATCGAGGGCATAGTAGGATGTGCTCTTCGCATCGATATTCACAACGGAGAGGCCGGTGTATCTGGTTGAGAAATCGGAGAACTCACATCCGGTAAAACGATGTTCGGTGTCGATCTCATCAACCACAGTCTGACCATAAGATTTGACATAGATCTTCCCATCCCGTCCGGCATAAACATTCGCAGCTATCGATGCAGCAACCCACGAAACAAAGTCCCGCCAGGTTTCGATATCGGATTCGCTGTAAAGGGAAAGCTCATCAGAGCCGTTTGCCATTGCTGCAAACGCTTCACTGGTAGTTCCAAGAGAAAGCCCACAGGCTGTACAGGCTGTCAGCATCAGGTTGTAGGCGGTACCGTTGATGGACGTGACGGAGCAGTTCTTATCGAACTTTGCCATGTGATCGTAGGCTTTGATCACCACACCGGAAGCAGTATGTTTCGCAGAGTCTATGGTGAACACGCCAAGCGGCACATCCTCGAAGCTTCCGTCTGCAAGCCGCATTCCGAAAACCGGTGCGATCTCCTGGTCCTTCCAGCTATACCGAGGAATCTGCAGGTTCATGAGCGTCACATCTAGTTCCCCGATGTAGACCTGTCCGATCTGAACGGAAGAATCATCCGAGCACTGGTTCGTGATGGAGAAGGATCCGGATAGGATGTTGTCATCCGTAAAGGACACCCTCCCGACTTTTCCAGTCATCCGGAATCTCTGAACGGGCTGCTTCATGGCAGTCTTGTATTGTTCACTTACAGCGTACATGAAGCGCCTCCTTTCTTAGAACTCTTCCAGATCGAAGCTTACGGTGTAGAGTCCATTCGTTCCTCTTGTCTTTTCCGAGTTCTTCTCCGGCCCGGTCTTGAAGTTCCGCATCCGCATGGTCCTTGTTTTGTAGTCCTGTGATTTCAGATCATAGAGCTTAACTGTGATAATGTCCTTATCCCGGAAGGCGGCAAAGATTGCTGCCCACCGGCTCGAACACGGAAAAGAGGCAGAGACGGACAGCTTGTCATACCTGGTGACAATGACCTGATCCGTTCCTGCCTCGGTCTGATTGGTACTCTCGACAACTGTGTAGCTCTCCTCCCAGCTTTCCGGCGTGAAGAGCTTTACGTCATCAAAGTAGATGGGGTAATCACTTAACATCTATCATCGACCTCCTGACCGATAGTTGCTCCGCTGAGTCGCCCGGACGACGATCTCATCAATCCGCTCCTGCCCGATGTAGACCGGGATGATGATGTCTCCGCCGCTTACTCCTGCGAGAGCTCCCCGCACGATTTCCGCAAGCTTATCCGTACCAACCACAGCTTCCTGTCCGGCTTCGCCACCACCAAGGAGTCTTCCTCCCGCAGCGCCGAAGATGGTCGGACTGTTTAAGATATAGGCGTCATCCATCGCTTTTTTGTACCAGCTGACCGACAGGTGTGGAACAGAAGGCGGATCAATGGAGAGCTTTCCGCTGATGGAGAAATGCGGAAGTTTAATGTGAGGAAGTTCCAAATGACAGCCGGAGAAGAATCCCTTGATCCGATCCAGACCTCCACTCACGATGCTCTTTGCATTCTCGATCATGGAGGAGAAAGCTCCCTTGATCTCACCAAGTTTCCCCTGTGCGGAAGAAAGCGCATCACCAAGCTTCCCGCCCGTCAGCTCATTGATCTTCGAGAATCCTGCCTCCCAGATCGACTTATAGGCATCCACAGCGGTACCAATGATGCCCTTGATCCCACCTCCATGCTGATCAACGGATGACTGAATCGCATCCCATGCATTCCCGGTGTTCGTCTTTACGGTATCCCACGCGGTACTGATTGTGGTTTTGACGTTATCAAAGGTCGTACCTGCTGTCGTCTTGATCCCGTCCCACACACCGGAGAGCGTCGTGGTGATGCCGTTCCATGTGGTGGTGGCAACGGAGCTGATGGTCGTCCAGGTATTTCCGAGAAAATCCGAAATGCCAGTAAAGACCGTGGTAGCTGTCGTGCTGATCCCTTCCCAGAGTCCTGTGAAGAAGCCGCTGATCCCATTCCACACAGTCTCCGTCACAGACTGGATTCCATCCCAGAGCCCGGAAAAGAAGTCGCCGAGGCCTTCACCAATGCTCTGTACACCAGAGCAAACGGTAGTCCAGACGCCGCCGAACCACTCAGAGATTTCTCCCCAGTGCTTCACAATCTCAATCACCGCAACTACAGCAGCCACCACCGCCGCGATGATTCCAATGATCGGAAGAATCGGAACGGAAACTGCTGTGATCGCCGGGATCGCTGTTGTGGAAAGAAAGCCGACCAGCTTTCCGACCACACTTGTGACGGAACCCACAGCGGTGACAACCTTGCCGACACCGACGACGACCGGACCAACAGCTGCAGCAATGAGTGCAGCTTTGACGATTCCTTCCTGCATTCCTGGGGACAGGCCATCCCACGCACCTTTGAGAGCCGTCACCACATCTTTGATCTGGGTCATTGCTTCCGTGATCATCGGTGCCGACGCATCTACGATCTCCGCGCCGAGGTCTTTTAAGTTGTTCATCACAACCGTCATCTGGTCAAGAGGATCGAGGGTCTCGTTGAACGTACTCTCCACGGACCCCGCGTAATCTCCCAGCGTGGTAGAGAGGTCGCTTAAAGAGAGCTTCCCGCTCTGCACCGCGTTGTAGATTGCACCACCGGCACGGGAGCCAAAAAGGTCGTAGGCTGCCTGCAGCTTCTCGGTATCAGAGGCATTGCTGTTCATGGTTTTGGAGAAATCCTTCAGTGCATCGCTTAAGGACTGTCCATTCTTTGTTGCAACCTTCTGCGCCTTGGTAAGGCCAGTGAGCATCGTCGAGGTATCAAGGCCGGACATTTCCACTGCACCCATGAACCCAGCGGCCTGCTCGGCAGAAAGACCCATCGACTGGAACTGTGCGGCATTTTTAGAAAGGTCCTGCGAGAGCGTATCCATCGATACACCGGTTGCCTGTCCGACCTGATTCAAGGCATCGAGGAGGTTCCCGGCATCATCGGACGACTGACCGAAGGCATTGAGGACAGAAGATACGTTATCAACGGAAGTACTGACGTCTGTACTGTTGAGCGAGGCAAACTCTACGAACTTCTTAGAGAGATCCTCCAAGGCATCCCCCGTCAGACCAAACCTCGTGTTCACCTCACCGACGGCATCTCCGGCAGTCTGAAAGTCTGTCGGAATCGTCTCCGCGATCGACTTGGCACGCTTCTGCATATCCTCAAGAGCTGCACCGCTTGCGCCTGTCTTCTGCGTCACGGTATCGAGCGCTTCATCAACTTCCTTCCACGCGGCAACCGAGGCAGCACCGACTGCAGCGACTGGAACCGTGATGCCTTTAGTGAGTCCTTCACCGACATCACTGATCTTGCCGCCGACTTCCTTCATCTTGTCACCGGCGACCTGAAGTTCTTGTCCTGCAACAGAGCCAAACTTCTTATACTCGTCTTCGAGTCCTTCGAGGGACTGCTTAGTGGCTTCAATCTCCCGGGTCAGTGCTTCCTGCTGTTTTTGCGTCTCCTCAGTCTGAGGACCAGCCTTTAGCTGAGCGAGGGCTTCCTTCTCCTCGGAGAGCTTCTTCTTGGTCGCATCGATCGCTTCGGTCAGGTACTTCTGCTTCTGTGCCAGAAGATCTGCATTGCCCGGATCCATCTTCAGGAGCTTGTTCACGTCCTTAAGATTCGACTGGGTATCCCGGATTTCCTTGTTCACGCCTTTCAGGGCATTGGAGAGCTTGGTCGTATCGCCGTCCAGCTCGATTGTGATTCCTTTAATGCGATCTGCCATAGCGTCCTCCTCCCTTCATGGCATGAAAAAACCAGAGCACCACACAGATGTGATGTTCTGGTCTATTGAAAATATGCTTCTAACTATTCTCAGGTATTCGTTTCGGGATTTTCTTCTTCGTAGTCTCCCTCACTCAAACCTTTTTGCTGATCTCGTCCCTGATAGATGATGTCAAGAACAGAAACCTCTTTTCTATCTTCATATATTTTGAAGTAGATGTAATAGTTCTTGACACTGATCCGGCGAAATCCCATTTCTCCCCAAGGGTTCTCCGGAATTGTTTTCACAGTTGCTGCTCTGTAGGAAAGCTCTTCAATCGCGTTCAGGAATGCTTCTACATGTCCCTCTGCCGCCGATACATTCATAAGATTCCGGGCAATATATAAGGCAATATCACGCATTGATTCTTCTGCTTGTTTTGTAATATTAACCTTATAGGAGTCCATGCAGCTCCCCCATAATCCTCTTGCGAACATCCTCTACAGACGAAACTTCTCCATGATCCGCCTGACGAAGGCCTTCTGCCATTCTTGCGTTGAACTCCTCACGAGACATCTCGCTCAGTGCCTTTGGAGCCCGCACATTCTTTGATGGTTGAAACGGAAGACCGTTGTCCGTAATGATCTGTCTGTAGAACATGTTGATCGCTACTGAGGATGGGATACCCATACCTTTTAAGATATTTTCTGCCTTTTCTTTGACATCAGGTTCTACCCTTGCAATGACATTCGCTGTTCTTGTTGCCATAAGATCACCCTCCTTACATTCTTTCTATGAGGATAATAACATATTGTATATCGTTTCGCAATCACTTTGAATGCATTTGTCAGAACAAATCGAAATCTTCTTGCGTTGCCACCTGCCGGTACTCATCGTCGCAGAAGTCATTCCCGGACTCAATGATCATATCCATCACAGTCCCCTCATCCAGTTCTTCCAGTTCAGACAGCGTCAGTCCCATCTGCTTCGCCCTCAGGAGAAACACCGCCGTGTTTACTTCCCGCTCCGTTGGGCGGCTTCTTTTTTTGGCTTTGAGCTTGTCCTCCGCGATCCAAGATAGAGCGTAACGAACTCCTGCATGTGAAGAAAGAGCTCGGCTCCGTCAAACTGATCCGCCCATTCGAGGAAGGCGTCCTCGTTCAGCTGGTTCATATCACGCTTTTCTGCCTGCGCATTCATGATGAAGGCCAGCTTGTCACCGACGGTCATATCCGTCTGGTCATCCTCGCTGTTCTCCATCTTGTTTAAGAGGATCATGAGATCCTGGTGGAAGACCTGCTTATAGCGGTATGCTGTGGTCCCCGTTGCAAGAAACGGGAACTTCTGCTCCGACCCATCATTGAGCCGGAGGGAAATTTCCTGATACATGTCTACTCCTCCCTTTACTTAGAGCTTGTCGTTGTCGAAGATGTGGTACTACCGCCAGACGTAGAAGAACCTCCTGACGCCTTTGCAGCAGCAGGCGTATAGACCTTACTGTACCAGCTCTGGTAGGTGGCATCGGTGGTATCTGCACTGGAGCGCGCCTTCACGATGTTCTTCCCAAGCGTGGCATCCTTGATACTGGTGGCATTGATCGTAAGGCTCTCGGTCTGCACCTCGATGGAGTCTTCCTTGGTGCTGGATGCCACAGAAGGTCTTGATGCCGTGCAATTATACATGACGTGGCGGATCTCATTCACATCGCCGTCAAATTCAAAGAGAAGGGCAAAGTGAATGGGCTGGGCATCCGCATCTTCAACCAGGACCCCGTTTCCATCCTTGATCTCTCCCAGCACATTCTCACGGAAATCCTCCGGTACCATTGCCGACTCGAAGTCTCCGTTATAGCCGCTATTTGCATTCGTGACATAGTACTGCACGCCATCCGCCCAGAAGATCGTCTGGTCTCCCTGCGCATCCAGTGAGAGAGATACGGCTCCGGGCCATGCGATTGGGTCTGCAAAAGTAGCGGTTCCATCATCCGCAATCGTCGCAATGGCATAATGTACGTTTTTCAGGTTGTACTTGACCTTGTTCTTTTTACTTGCCATTTCAGGCCTCCTGTTCAAATGAATACAGGACCTCATAGAGCTTCTCAGAATCTATCCAGGTCTCTGTCTTTTCAAAGAAGATCCCGCTTTGGATCAGCTGATCTTCCAGTCTCTTTTCTATCTCCGGATCCTTCTTATCCGTATAGAGCTCGATGTCGATCTCTGTGATCGGGAAATACACGGTTCCGTCCGCAGCGAAGTTGTCGCTGTTCGGACAGCGGAAGCAGAGAAAGGGAGGATCCGGCCCTTCCCCTTCCGCAAAGTGATCATAGGCATAAGGGATGCCTTGCTTCTCCAACTCATCCAGAATCTTTATGATCTCATCCATTGCTTCCTCCCATCCTCAGCCCTTTAATTCCTTCTCAATCTCACCTGACAGCTTCCCGGTTATCTCTTCTTCGACCGGAGCGATGTGCGGGATGCCCGCAACCCTTCCGCCTCCACGCTTGGCATGGCCTTTCTCCAAGAGGTGTGTCAGTCCATAGATCTTATTGTGAACAACCACTTCTGCGCCAATCGCCGTCTCCTTCTGGACGGTAGAGCGCCATCCTTTTGCGTATTTTCCGGTGCGCTTTGGCGATTTCTCCTTCAGTTCTTTTGCCGCTTCCTTCCCGGCATCCTTGATCTCCTGCCTTACGATGTCGTTCACATCGTCGGCATAGTCCGAGAGTGTTTGCTCGACAGTCTTTGCAAGGTCATCTACTTTCACCTTCATCGCTTCACCTTCTCACACTTAAACTTCAGGCTCCGTTTCTTAAAGCCCATCGGGTCAATGGCGGTCACGTTGTAGATCGCATTTCCCAGTCGGATCCGAATCTTTGTGGAATCCAAGTCTTCGAGACACTTTGTATACCGGACGGTAAAGTCGATCGCATCGATGCTAGTCGTCGTTCCGGCTTCCAGTTTCTCAGATCCACCACTCTGTACCGGTGTCGCCCAACAGGTGTAGAAGTCTGTCCAGGTGTTGGTATGGTTCCCATACTTGTCCTTGATGACCTCATTCTTCTGGATCGTAAGCCTTACATTCATTGCCGCGATATTCATCCCGCACCTCCATCAGAACCTGGCATCCCGTTCTCCGAAGAGGAGGTTTCGAAGCGTGATGGTCAGGGCGTGATGATCCGCTTCCTCCCGGTGTTCGTTAAGATAGGCAAGGGCATAAAGGACCGCCACAACGACAATCGGACTACTTTCGTCCTCGAGACTGTCCTTTCGGAGCACCGATGCCACAAGGCTCTCAGCAGCGTCCAGTTCCTGCTGGATCACATCGTCCTCATCGTTTGCGTCAACCCGGAGATATTTCTTTGCTTCCTCCAGCGTGATCATCCTATCCTCCCTTCGAATCACAAAGAAAGCCCAGAGCTTTGACACTCTGAGCCTCCATCACTTCATTGCTGCTACAACAGATCAGGCAGATGCTCCTGCCTTCAGGATCTGCACGGCTTCCGGAAGAACCAGAAGGCCATCGACACGCTCCTTGGCGACATACCCGATCATGCCGTTTCCGGCAAAGAGCTCACGAAGCTCCTGCATGGAACGACTGCCGCGATCGCCGATGTTGTAGTAGCTGTAGTCACCAAAGGCCATCACAGGCTTTCCTGCCGCAAGCTCCGGTGCAAAGGCGCTGGTGTGAACCGCATAGCCAAGAAGTCTGTCCGGCTCCCCTGCCTGATAGGACGGCTGCCAGATGTAGGCGCCGTTGTTGTCCTTGAGCTTTCGGAGAGCTGCAAGGGTCTGGTCGTTCATGATGAACGATGCCTTCTTCCGGTACGGACGCTTCAGGGCGTAGACCAGATCCAGCACATCGTCAGTGCCAAGCTTGGTGCCGGTGAGGGTCTTTGCGACCGTACCGCCGTTTGTCTCATCAAAGAGACCTGTGGGCTTTCCCTTCCCATCGCCGTTTAAGAAAGCATCCTCCTCGGCATTGGCGATGGCGATTCCGAACTGGGTGGTGATGTAGCTTGCAAGGTCAAACATGGAGTCATACAGAAGCTCCTCGGTAACCTTCACCGCCACATGGAGCTTATGCGCATCCATGATCTTCTGTCCGAACTTCGCGTCGGTAAACTGCAGTGCACCGCCCTCTTCGATCCATGCCGCGGTCGGCTTGGCTCCCGCGATGTTGATCTTGTGCTCACCGGAAGTCGTGATGTGGGTTGCAAGACCCCGCATGATGTTCTCTTCATTCAGGACATCGATGAGGCGGTTGTCCCACTCCTCCGGAACGAGGTATCCGCCATCGGCATCCACACCCTCCTGCAGGATGTCGGAAACCTGATGGAAATTCGTGCGCATGGCAGTCAGCATATCTTTTGCATACTGGTCAGAAGCACGTCCCTGCTTCTTCGGCTTCTCACTGCCTGCGGAAGGCATGTTGGAAAGAGGAGAAGAAGTCGGCTGACTCAGCTGTGCCTCAATAGCAGCCTGACGATTCAGACGGTCGATCTCCTTCGTAAGATCCGTGATCTCCTTTTCCATGCGGTCATACGTTTCTCCATCTTCGCTAGAAAGAATCCCGTTCTCTCCCCGGTGCGATTCGAGGAAGGCCTTCGCTGCCTCCCATGCTCTTGCTCTCTTTGCAATCAAATCCTGTACGTTCATTGTGTTCTCCTCCTCACATCACTTTGTGCAGCAGATTCAGGCGATCCATCAGAGCATCCACGCTCCGGCCTTCCTCTGCTTTGCTTTCGGCATCAGGACCATCCTGTGCCTTGTTTCTAACCTTGTAGTGTTCCTTCACCTTGTTGGTGAATGCAGCCGCCATCTGACGGCTGGAATAAAGGAAACCCGCAGCAAGCAGATCTTTGTTCTTCTTGGGGCCATCTGGTGCTTGCTCGGTTTTCTCTTCAGATTCCTCCGGATTTTTCTTGTCAGGATCGTCCTCTTCCGGTTTCTCTTCCTGCTCCCTGCTATAGAGATCCGGTCTCTCCATCACACGGTCTGCAAAATGAAGCTCCACCGCCTTGCTCGCATCCATCCAGGTCTCATCGTCCATGAGCTTACTGAGCTTGTTCTTGGAAAGTCCGGTCTTCTTGACGTAGGCATTCAGGATCGAATCCTTCACGGAATCGAGCATCGAAATGGCCTGTGCAAGATCGTCCTTATCGCCCATCGCCATCGTGGACGGGTTGTGGATCATCAGCATGGAGACCGGAGAGACAAGAACCTCATCTCCTGCCATCGCAATGACCGATGCCGCTGATGCTGCAAGGCCGTCGATCTTCACGGTGACCTTCCCGGAATAAGATAAGAGCATGTTGTAGATCTGTGCCGCCGCCCAGACATCGCCGCCCGGAGAGTTGATCCAGACCGTGATCGGTCCTTTCCCGGAATCAAGGTCAGACTTAAAAAGAGCTGGCGTGACGTCATCGTCAAACCAACTCTCCGAAGCAATGGTTCCGTTTAAAAACAGCGTGCGTGCGGCAAGATCCGGATCTTCTCCATCCGGTGCCTTGTTCCGCACCCACTTCCAAAACTTGTTCATGTGTTCCTCCTTCCCCTTCTGTGGGGCTTTTTGTTATCTGTATCTTCCTCAGGTTCTTCATCGGGCTCATCCTGCCCCGGAGGATCACTACCTCCAGAACCGCTCTGGTAGGCTGCGCCAGCACTCCGAAGAGGCGTCATGGTTCCGTTTACAAGAAACAGGTTCCCGCCCTCTTCGTCGGGCACGAGGTCCATGTTTTCTAAGCGCCGGACATCGTTCACGCACAAAAAGCCGTTGCTGATGCCGGTCGCGTATCCCTGCATACGGCTCTCGTAATTTCCGCGAAGAAGACCATCCACGTTGAAACGCGCATAGTAGATCTTCTTCTCCTCCGGGGTAAGGAGCGACCTAGAGATCGCGGACTCGATTCTGGCAAGCCACGGCTGCAGGCTGTAGGTCACGAATTCCAGCGACTGTTCCTCAATGTTAGAAAAAGTCGCATGTTCAAGATCCCCAATCATATGCGGCGGCACCCGGAAGATCCTGGCAATCTCATCGATCTGGAACTTTCGGGTATCCAGGAACTGCGCCTCCTGCGGATTGATGGAGATCGGCGAATACTTCATGCCTTCTTCCAACACCGCAACCTTCCCGGCATTCTGGCTGCCGCCAAAGGCCGCCTGCCAGCTATCCCTCACTTTCTCCGGATCCTTCAGGATGCCGGGATGCTCGAGGACTCCGGATGGCGCGGCTCCGTTCTCAAAGAACTTGCTGCCGTATTCTTCACAGGCCATCGAAAGACCGATGCTGTTCTTTGCCATCGCAATCGGGCTGTATCCCACAAGGCCGTCAAATCCAAGCCCCGGAATCTGCATCACCTCGTGAGGAGAGATCTTGACGATCGTTTCTTTCATGGTCGGTGCATCGGATCCCTTGGACCAGAGGTACTGGTAATAGATGTGTCCGCTCTCATCCCGGTCCACCGTCATGCGGTTTGGCATCAGGGGATACAAGGCTGTGATTTCGCCCTTTCCGTTCCGGATGATTTGAACATATCCGTTACCCCACAGGAGAAGGTGCGTGAGGAGCGTCTCCCAGAAGGTGTAAGCCGTCATCTCTTCATTCGGCTCACTGTGAAGAAGAAAGTACAACGGATGGTCGACAGCTTTTACCTTGCTTCCGTTCTCCTCTTTGTAGAGATGTAAGGGCAGGCTTGCCACGGCCTCTGCAAGCACCCGGACACAGGCATACACGGCAGTCACCTGCATCGAGCTTCGCTCTGTCACGGTTTTGCCGGATGAGGTGTGCCCGTAGTAAGCGCGGTAGACACTGCCGGATGTTGCATCCTTCGGATCCGCTCTTGCCTTCCTTCTGTGAAATAAATCCTTAAATCCCATCGCTCCTTCCTCCATCAAAATGTGATCAGCCCTCGGCTGTCGTAAACACTCTCTGCTTGTTCCTGCCGAATACAGCGATCCAGCGCCATAATCGATGCAACGATACCGTCAATCTTTTCCGGTGACTTTGCCTTGGTCGGTTTGATGTTATCGGCAGCGTCCCGATCTACTACCACGTTCAGGGCCATCCACCGAAGGACCGGATTGCCACCGTGGATGATCTTTCCTTCCATCATCAGCTTGTAGAACTCCTTCGTAGGAGCTGACATATCTTTGAAGCCCTGTCCAAAGGGCACCATCGTCAAGCCGTCATCCTGCAGGTTGATAATGAGCTGGGTCGCATTCCACCTGTCGACCGCGATTTCCTTGATGTTGTAGATCTTGTAGAGATCCAGGATGAACTTCTCGATGAAGTTGTAGTCGATCACATTTCCTTCCGTCGCCTTCATGTATCCCTGCTTTACCCAGACATCGTAGGGAACAGAGGCCCTTCGCACCCGGATTGGAATGGTGTCCTCCGGAACCCAGAAGAACGGCAGGCAGATGTACTTCTCCCTCTCATTCCTCGGTGGAAACATCAGAACCAGTGCGGTGATGTCGCCGGTGCTGGAAAGGTCTAGACCTCCATAGCACTCACGACCCTGGAGCGAATCCAGATCAATCGGCTCATTGCCCTGATCAAAGACCTGCTCCGGAATGAAGGCGGTCGTTGAAGATACCCACATGTTGAGTCGGAGCTGCTTAAACACCGCCTCCTCCGCCGGATTTTCCATTGCCTCGTGGTAATGCTCCCGGACACGTTCAATGTCAATCGTCTGCCCGAGACTTGGATTTGCTTTGTACCAGTTTTTCTCATCGTGCCAGTCCTCATCATCTTCCAGTCCGTAGACAACTGGATAAAACGTATGATCTACACGCTGCCCGGAAAGAATGTCTTTTGCCTTCTGGTGCAGCTCGTAGCAGATCGAGTTCTTATCGGTTCCTGCAGTCGTAATCAGGAAATACAACGGCTGCTCACGGGCATCACCAGAGCCTTGCGTGAGTACATCGAAGAGTCTTCTAGTGGATTGCGCATGGACCTCATCGAACACAAGACCAGAAACATTCAGGCCGTGTTTCGTTCCCACCTCTGCGGACAGCACCTGGTAGAATCCGGCGTTACTGTAATTTACAATTCGCTTGCTGGCCGCCATGATCTTGGAGCGCTTTAAAAGCGCCGGTGCCATGTTTACCATCTGGTGGGCGACATCAAAAACGATCGATGCCTGCTGACGATCTGCTGCAGCACCATAGACTTCTGCGGATGGTTCGTTGTCCGCATACAGCAGGTACAGGGCAACTGCGGCGGCAAGCTCTGACTTTCCATTCTTCTTGCCAATCTCGACGTAGGCTGTCCGGAACTGCCGGTTTCCGTCGGGCTTTACGATTCCAAAGAGATCCCGGATAATTTTCTCCTGCCAAGGGAGGAGCCAGAAGCGTTTTCCGGCCCATTTGCCTTTGGTATGACGGAGCATCTCAATGAACTTCACCGCCCGGTCCGCTTTCGCCGCATCATAGTGGGACGTTGGAAGCATGAACCGGGTCGGCTGATAATCCGTAAGCCTTGGCATATCATTGGGACGTTTCTCCATTACGGATCACCTCCCAACAGCTCCTCCATCTCATCTCCTGGCGTTGGCTTCCCGGCATCTGCGATCAGGCGGGAACGGGATGCCGGAGTCAGACCGAACTCGGTCGCGAACTTTCCCATCTGCTTCATGTAGGTCTGTGCGATGGAGACCTGCGGGACCTGTTGCCAGTAGCCAGAAGGTGTCCGGACAAGAGTGCCGTGCTCTGTGATAAACTCCTCAGCTTCCTTCCATCTTGCGTAAGACTGGCAGTATGCAGCAAAGGCAGCCATATCGACTTCGGTGAGGACACCGATGGCTTCCATCTTCTTTGCCAGCCTGTGCCACTCCTTTCTGGCATCCTTATCGAGCCACTTCGGACAGGCAGGTGCTTTCCGCTCTGGCTTTGGCTCATTCTCATTCAGTTTTCTTTTCCCGGGATTTCCTTCCAGCTCCTTGATTGCGGTCGGAGTTGGCTTTCTTCCTCTGGTTGCCATAGGGAACACCTCCTTTCTGTCCATCAAAAAAGGACCGCCGAAGCGATCCCGTCCCATGTGGTGTATGTGTAATGCGGTATATGTGAACGAGAGAAAGAGCCGTGTGGCTCTCCTCCCGGAAGTTGCTTTCTATTCAGCGTTTTCTTTTCAGTTGAAGTTGTGCAGGATGGCAAGGAGCGCAAGCTGCGCGTTTTCCGTCTCCGGCTCGATGTCCCACCCTCTATCGTATCTTGCGACCGGGAAGTCTCCGAGGCGAATCTCAAGCTTGCTGATCTTGCCGCCCTCAATTCCGTAGTCCTCGCTTGGCTCTCCGTAAACCTTCGCGCTGTAGGTGAATGTCTGGTTCTCGATCTTGATGCTTCCTTTGTTCCACATGGCTTTGTCCTCCGTTTTCTTCTGTGTGCCCTTTTCCTTTGGCATGTACATATATCACTCTGCAAGGCTTATATAGCAAGGAGATCAGCCGGATATATGTCACAAAGATCCGCCCCGGAAACTGTGTATTTTGTACGAGGAAGAGGCCCCCTTTTGCGGGGCTTCCTCCCTTGGTTTTTTAGTCCAGGGTCATCCTGAAGGCATGGCCTTTCTCGTAGCCTTTACCGTAGAAGTCCTTCCGGAGGTTGACCTCGACCATCTCGCCGATCGTGCAGCCGGCCTCTTTAAAAAGCCAAAGCGTCTCGACCGCGTCCGTTGCCCGGCAGGAGTAGGTGAAGGCCTTGATGCCGTTCTCCTTCATGCAGGTGGTGATGGCTTCCACATCCCGATCCCAGATGATGTCGTCGAAGTCGAGGATCTCGTTCTCGTTGTCTCTGGAATTCCGGTAGGCTCTCCAAACCTTGCAGGCAATGTCGCCCATCTCAATGATCCGATCCTCGGCTGCCTTCGCGGCTTCTCTTGCGGCATCCCTGCCCTCTGCAGTGGTGGCTTCCTTGTAGGCTTTCTTTGCTTCTGCGATGGTGTTGTAGGTTTCTTCAAAAATGTTCGTCATGGCTTTGTCCTCCTTGCTTTTTGCTTGTTTGCCTTTTCCTTTTGGCATGTACATATATCACTCTGCAGGCGATATATAGCAAGGAAATAAGCCTCATAACCTGCACAAAGATGTACCGAAAATTCTGTGCTTATCTGACATCTCCATGGAGAATAAAGCGGACGTATTCGTCCCGGTGCTCCTCAATAAAGAGCACCAGATCGTAGTAGTTCCGGTCGAAGGCGAGGCGCTGCACGTAGGGCAGGTCGAACATGTTCGTAAGGCCGCTGTCTCGAATCGCAATAATCTGTTGCCTGATCTTCTCATCCAT